GCCTTAGCAGCGCTCGACTCAGCAGAGGCTGCGGTTGTAGTAACTGCTTCCTTTGCTTGTTGAACAACTTCTAATTCATCGGCGTCAACAGCTGTAAAACCAAAATCGAAATCAAGGATTGTAGTTTCTTTTTCAATAGTCATAAGACCTCCTTAAAAAGCGGGGACCTTGCGATCCCCGACAGTTGTTTATCCTCGTGCCAATTCCTTAAAAATACTAAGGTCATCATCATCATCGCCGGCTGTGGAGCCTACTGAAGGTGCTGCTGTTGCCATCGTTGGCTCAGCGGTATCCATAGTCATACTAGATAAATCTAGTTCGTCTGCGGTTTCAGTAACCGGTGCCGAAGCAGTCGGTGCATCACTTTGTAAATCAAGTACACGATATAGTTTAGTTTTCAATTCAGAATATGATTTGAAGTTGCCTTCAGATACAATGTCCTGTAGAGAATGCTGTTCTCCCCAAACTCTTTCCAATACTTCATCATCGTCTGACAATGGAGTGGATGGATCAAATTCAGATTTATCGTAGTTCGGGTAACCTTCGAATTGACGAATCTTTAGACGAAAGTTTGCACCTTCCCAAAAATCAAACGGGTTGGTTGGTTCTTCGTCTTCAAACGTCGGATTCATTAGATCATTCAATTTATCAAAGATCTTCTTACCGAACTGATACATGAATACTTTACCTTCGTTCTCAGGATTGCCACCGTCTTTTACAACATAGATGTTAGCAGTATACTTCAGCCTACGCTTCTGTTTACGTGCAGTATCTTTGTCGGATTCAACGCCGGAATTCCACAGCTTAGAGTTAAACTCTGATACTGGGTCATCTTGATTCAAGGTAGTTAATGAGTTTTCAATATACCAAAGTCCTGTTGGTCCTTGAAACCCATGATCCCATAACCTTACGAAAGGCATCTCTTCACCTTTAGAGGCGGGAAGGAATCGAATGACTGCGAAGCCATTACCTGCCTTATCTCTTGTAGGTTTCCAGAATTTCCCAGCGTTAGGGTCTTGGTATGATTTTGAAGAAATCTTTTCGAGTTGTGAATTCAACTTGTCGAGAGTCTTCGAGCGGTTCTTCTTGAGTGAAGAAAAGTCTGTTAGTGCCATAATTAGTTCTCCTGTTATATAGCGTTATATTTGCGTAATATTAAATATCGAAGTGATCCTTAATTATCTTTTGGAATCGCTTCGGTTCAAAATCAAGAAAGGGTTTATACTTTCTCGATTTGTTTATTATATCACAAGATACGATTTTGTCAACTACTTTTTGCTCCCAATACGAAAATATATTCGCTTGATGAGAAAGAATAGTAAACGTTTCTAAACTAATCTTCTTTTGTAACAACAGAGTCATTACTAAAGGATGTTGTCCATCCTGTGATATAAAGTTTCGCTTGTATTCATCATCAAGATGAGCAAGCTCGGATTTAAAGATATAACCTAATGATTCTATCCTCTTCCTCCAATTCGTGTGTCGAGCCTCGCCTTCGCTGTCAAGCAAATCACGTACCCAGACGTTTTTATTTATTAAAAGATTACTCAGTATGAGACCTTGTGGATCATCATGTTTTGCTAATTTAGCAAATGAGTAAGCATCGTTTCGAGACATAAACGTTTCTCGATTTGCACGTACCTTTCCGTTATACTTAATGAAATCGTAGTCCGTTGTAAAATGTCGCTTCAGTGCCAGAAATTTAACGTAAGCGTTAAACGGTTCATCACTCGCTAAAGTCTGTGATATCTTGTTCATCTTCTCTTTTCACCATTCTCAAGTTAACTGCTTCCGTACGGATCTTTTCTTTCAGGACCGAACTTTTCTTTACAATTTGAGCAATCGTTTCAATTTCAATACCATTCTTTTCTGAGAAATGGACAAGAGCATCAATGTATGGTACTCCTCTTGAAATATGTCGAGATATTTCGTGGTGAATTTTATCTGGCGTTAAAGCAACAACGGACATATCAGGGTTTTCCTTAGAATCTTTTATTGTCATGTATACCTTATATTATAACATAGTTTGATAGATATGTCAATGGTTATTTTTATTTGGTCTGATTTTTTTAATTTATGGATCCATTATACCATAGTTTGCTATGGATGTCAATGGTTATTTTCCGATAATGTATAAAAAATCCGTTCAATCAGTTAGGCGTTAACCTTTTCAATCGAACGGATATATTATAACAAGTTTTGCGTCAGATGTCAATCTATTTATTAAGAATATGATGACATTACAATGATGAAGAACGGTAGGGCGATGGGGAATGTAATAAGCGACAAGGCTTTAGTGATCTCACAAAATTTACATACTTTTTCATTTTCTTTTAATCTTTCGTAACCAGCAATCAATGCATAAGTGGACATTTCTCTCCTTCTTGAGGTATATATTAAACAAATTTATGTTACCGTCTGTAACACAATTTTATATATACATTCATTCCGGGAAATAGCATATAATTTTCTATTATATTTGGTAATAGATTATATACCTAAATGTAATAGCTTAGACCTCTTCGAATAAGACATTCTCTACGTACTGATTCTTGCGTTCCTCAGATATTCCCATT